GCGGTATTGTGAGGAGTGTTGGCAAGCTCTATTAGAAGAGACACGCTAGGCTATGCTGAGACGCATTGAGAGACATAAGAAGGGGTGATAGGCAGTAAGGTAGTGGTTAAGGGGGGGGTGTCCATAAAAGGGGATGTGTATAGTTAATGAATGTCAACATATCTAAAATTCACTAAAAATGACTACTTAACATAAAGGAGAATAAGATGAGAATGAAACTATTGCGACTGGTCTTGAAACTTTTGGGCAAGCAGGTTATTGGTGAGGATTGTGGCCCAGGGTTCTTAACGATATACATTAGCACCTAGAGACAGCAACTGAGCCGAGGCTTGAAGCGAGTTGGTGAAATCGCACCAATAGTGGAGAGGTTAAGGGTGAAAGCCGAAAGGTTAGTAGTATGAGGTGGCTACAATAGTAGAGGGTGGCGTAACTCTATTGCGTGTTGTAGGAGTAGGCTCAAGTATATCCCTGGCCATAGACATTTGAGTCATTGATAAGGGAATGGAAGAAGAAGTATCAAATAATATATGCTGATATTGAGGGGATATGATAATAAATAGAGTATGGGCTATGCCTAATAAGGAAACATTCAAGATTAAGCCGATTGTTAAATTGATGGGTGAGGAAATGGGTGATAATTTATGGGCTGACCCTTTTGCTGGAAACAATAGCCCTGCCTTAATTAAAAATGACCTAAATCCTAATTGTGAGGTTGCGTATCACCTAGATGCCTTAGACTTCCTAAAAATATTGGGTGGCAAGGAAATTGATGGCGTTCTTTTTGACCCCCCATATAGTCCACGCCAAGTATCCGAGTGCTATCGGTCTTTGGGGAAAACAGTCAATATGGAAACAACACAATCTAAATTCTGGGGAGACTTAAAGGTAGAGATAGCTCGGATTGTTAAGGTGGGCGGTAAGTGTATTTCATTCGGTTGGAATAGTGGTGGCATTGGAAAGAAATATGGATTTGAAATAACAAGAATATTATTAGTGCCTCACGGCGGTTGGCATAATGATACAATAGTGACAGTGGAAATGAAAATCTAGGGCAAGAAACCAGTGGAGAATTGTCAGCATAAACAGAATTCTCACTTTTTAGTCACTTAACATAAGGAGAGATGATGACTAGAGAAGAGATAAGGGAAGGGATACCAAGCATAATCCCTAAGCATATTAAGAGGTATGAGGATTGCGGGGCAAGGGCGATTTCCATTAAGGGTTCTGGCTTATATCTTGATGCCGAGCCTTTTATGGACGAAGTCCTATCCTATCTCCACTCTCAAGGTGTAGTGATAAAGGTAGATGGGGAGCCTAAGAATCCCTTTGAGCATAGCTGGATGCCTGTTGAGAGAGAAGCATATAACAGGGCACTACAGGACTTGGTAGCAGTAGAGCCATTGATTAAGGAATAATGACAACTATAACAGATTATACCCTTGCTGATTTAGGAGAGGGCGATATTGGCGTTACGACGATATACCGAAGGAATAAGAACGCCTCAAAGAAGACGGTAGTTAATGTGGGTGGGTCTGGGTCGTCAAAGTCCTTTTCAGTAGCCCAGCTTTTAATTGAGAAATTAGTTATTGAGGATAATAAACGATTTGTTATTGCAAGAAAGACAATGCCTGCCTGTAAGAGAAGTTCGTATGATTTAATCATTAGCTTTCTTAAAGAAAGTGGGGCTTACCGAGAAAGCCATCACAATAAAACCGACCACATATATAGACATAAAAATAATGAGATGCTGTTTTTGGGATTAGATGAACCTACTAAAATCAAATCCATTTCAACTGGTGTGAATTATGTTTGGTTAGAGGAAGCCAACGAATTCACTTATGAAGATTACAAGATGTTCCTTCTACAGGTAAGGAGGGCAACCCCAGAAAGTGAACCGAACCATATTTACCTGACCCTTAACCCCGTGGATGAAAGTAATTGGATAGCGAGGAGACTTATCAAGGAAGATGATGTTGAGGTTGTTCACTCCACATACAAGAATAACCGATTTCTTGACGATGGTTATGTCAAGATGTTGGAGAACTCAATAAATGAAGACGAGAACTTTTACAGAGTTTATGTATTAGGGGAATGGGGTAAGTTAGAAAACTTAATCTACAGGAATTATAAGGTCATACCAGAACTACCCGAACTGGATGGTGCTAAGTGGGCTTATGGATTAGATTTCGGGCTAGTCAATCCCAGTGCTCTTCTCAAGGTTTATCTCCATAACGATAGGTTCTATCTGGAAGAAAAGTTTTATCAATCTGGCTGGACTAATGTTGACATTATAGAAGCTCTCTCTCACGAGGAAAAGGGCGATATATTCGGTGACCCTACCGAAAAGCAGATGATAGAGGAAATATTCAGGGCTGGGTTTAACTGCTTTGAGGGGCATAAGGATGTTAAATCTGGAATTGACCTATGCCAAAGACAAACGGTTCTTATACCAGAAGATAGCGACCACCTTATCAAAGAAATCCGAAGCTATTGCTGGAGAAAAGATAAGGAAGGTAACATTCTCCCAGACCCGATAAGGTTCAATGACCATCTTATGGGACCATTCCGATGGGCTGTATTTGGTATTACTGAAAGATATGGGTTTGCTACTTTGAGACCAGGGGGTGATTTACCTCAAACCAGTCGTTCAATGACAATTTAGGGGGCAATATGGAAACCGTACCAGCAATAGTATTCAATCTCTACCACCGATGGCAGAAAAGAGTATTTGCCAATGACGATATTATCTGTCAGTCCTCAGATGAGGGTGAGGGTTACTGGGATATAATAATTACTAGGGGGAATAAGGAAGCCCGACTTACTGTAGCTCCTACAGCTTATCAGAATCCTAGATTTATGCTAGATGCTGATGAGAGTATGCGGTTTGCCTTAAAATCTCTCAAGTAGGGGGATATATGGATTACTCAAAGTTAGTAAAAGAAAAGAAGGAAGAACAGGGTGAATTAGAAGCACGCTGGCAAGCCGATGAGGACTTACTGTATCTGAAAAAGTATGTAATGACAGATGCCAACAATAAGAAAGTTGATGATATTGTTAATGTGACATTAAACAGACCTGCTGTGTTTGCGGCTAATGCTATATCAGCATTGGGTTCTGCTAGTGAGCAAGGGGTAGTTACAAGTAATATTGATGGGTTTGATACAAAGTATATTGAGGATTTCCAGAAGGCAGGTTTTGCTTCGGCTGATGATAGATTGAGAAAGCAGGGCAAGCCTTTATTGAATCCATTTGCCGATACACAGTTCTTTATCAGGGGTAGGACAGCACGCAGGGTTTTATTCAGGATTGGCGAGGTAACACAAGGGGGAAAGACGGAGCAAGCACTCATTCCCGATATTGTCCCTTGGGATGGTCGCTTTGTAACCTATGACATTGGGGGAAACGGGTTGGATTGGGCAGCGTATGAGATGACTCGTTCTAAGGCAGCAATAGAAGCTGAGTATGAGATTGTGGTTACTGGCAAAACGGGTAAAGTCCTTGATGTCTGGGATACTGAGGGTAACTATGTTTATATTGACGGCAAGATTGGAAAAGAGCAAGCACACGATTACGGTTTTTGCCCAGTAGTTATTCAGATTGTTCCTATTGGATATGGGGCGATGCTATTAAGTGAAGGTAGTCTCAAGTATGAAGGAGAGTCTGGTTTCTTTCTTATCAGGAGTGTTGTTCCTGAGATAAACAGATTAGTCAGTATAATGCAGACCCTTAACTTGAAGGCGGTTAAACCACCTGTAATGCAGAGGATAAAAGGCAAGACTAAGGCTGCTCCCTACAAAGATTTAATGGATTCGGGTCAGGTGGCAGCGATGGAGCCGACTGATAAGATAGAACCGATAAAGTATGGTGATGCCCAAAGGTCAGCGACAATAGCTTATAATGGAATGAGTGCTGCTATTGACCAAGGCACTATATCCCCTGCTGATTTAGGAACGATAGAAAGACCCCCTGCATCTGGTGTGAGAGCTATAATGGCTGGGGAGCATATAAACAACCTACTCCGCCCCCGTCTGGAGGCGAAAGCTGGACTCAACAAGCAAACTGCCGAGATGTTTACCGAACAGGTTATTCAAATTGGGGGCAGTGTAGAACTTGGAGTCAAGGGACATAAGAGAACATTTGAGACCAGTAAGTTAGAAGGTGAGTATGATACCACTTATAACTATAGTTTCAAGTCTCCCTCCGTAGATGCTGGTCTTTACTCTTTAGCTGGTGCTGCTGGGCATTTGATACCTAATAGAGCAAAAAGGGCTGAGATTTTACAGAGAGAAGACCCTGATGGTGATGAGAAGCAATTAAGGTGGGAAGAAGCTGAAAGGTTAAGTCCTGCCGTTAAGATGTATAGGGGTATTTGTAGCCTGAAAGGTATTCCCCCAGACCCTGAAATGGAAGCCGAGTATTTAGCAGCGGAATTAGGTATGAATGTAGACCAAATGTTAGCAGGTGATATATCGCAACAGCCCAAACCCGAGAAGGCGGAGAAGCCCACTCAAATGGTATCTCTGTTTGGTGGTGCGGCTGGAAGGGTAAGCCCTGAACCTGAAGAGGAGGAGGAATAATGCCACATAAATTTGATATGGATGCCTTTAATGAGATGATGCTTAAAAAGCTACGCCCTCCAACAGTTAGAACTCCATTAGTTTCTGCTATTGAAAAGTTAAAAGGGATAGCACGCAGGAAGAGATTACCTACTCTTAGGAGATAATATGGTTGAGGAACGATATTACAAGCTACCCGAAGAGCCTGAGCGCCCTGAGAAGTTGCCTACCTGTCCGTTAGGGTATGTCTTGGCATACTCGGCAGAGAGGGGTTATTACTGTAAGCCTGAAGCTGAGATACCACCCATTGAAGCAGCGGTAATGTATGAACCCCCAGTTGTTCCAGAACCACCCCCTGTTGCCATAGAACCCCCTGTAGAAATAGATTTACCTACTACACTAGAATACCTTTACCCTGAAATGTTTGAACCCGAAGCAATCGTTGGTATTAGTGCCGAAGAACTACCTGATGTAATTCTAGAGAACTTGAGAACTTGGGCAATAGAAGAACCTGAGACATTTATGGAGGACTTGTGGGATAGGGAGAAGCCAGAAGAAGCAAGGATAATACTACGACAACTTGGTGCGACTGAAGAAGATATTGATGCAATCTTAATGCCAGCACCATTTGAAATCCCACCCGAAGGTTATGAGTTTGCTGAAGAAGTTGAGGGTATTAGAAAACTCTTTACGATAAAACCCGATTATACTGTCTGGCTTGAAGGAAAGAGTTTTGGCACATATGACCCCGAAACTGGGCAAATCCTTGAGAAAGAACCAAGGGAAACCTCTGGTGGGTTTCTTGATGCCATTGAAACGGGTCTTCAGTATATAGAGGGGTGGTGGAAAACTGGTTTAATGGAAGCGGGGTTTGGTCTCTATAAAGGATTGGAGATAATTTTTAAGAGAGAGAATCGCTGGACAAGCGAAGCTGAAATAATAATGGACTCTGCTTATGAGAAGCACGGTTGGAAAGCTATATTCTCTGATGAAGTTAATGAGGCTTGGGATATTTACTTTCTGGAGCGACAGGTTGTGGGGCCTGCTAAGATTGTGGCTGAATTTGCTAATCCGATTTGGTGGGCTGGGGCTGGTGGATTAGCTGGGTTGCTTGCCAAGCCATTTTCTAAAATCCCTCTATTGGGCAAAACCTTACAAGGTGTTGCCAAGACAGTCCAAGCTACAGAGGAAGTAGCACTCCTTCCATTAACGGCACCGTTAAAGGGGGGTATTAGGTTTGCAGGAAAGGCTATAGGGATAAAGCCAACTCGCCCATTTTTAGTTGATGTATTACCAACCGCAAGTGAATTGAAATCCTGGCTGTTTAAGAGTGATACCTTTAGAAGAATTGCTCAACACATCCCTGGAATGAAATGGGTTGCCCCAGGCACAGTCATTAGTGAAAAGTTACCAGCCACTCTAATAGCAAAAGCAGAGGTTGAGAGTGCTGTTACCCAAGAGATTTTACAACGAACTGCTATATTGGAATTAGGACAAGGCACTAAGGGACAATCCCTAGCTTATTTAAGGGAATTGGGGACTACGAAGGGAATTCTAGGGGTCAAGGATGCTGTATGTAGCACTAGATGGGTAAAACCTAGATTTGCAGGTGAATCCTTAGCGTTGGGTGATGTGGTGCAAGCTCCTGAGAGATACATCTTCAAGCATAAATCAGGACTTGAGTATTGTAAGAGGGCACAACAAATATGCCGAGAGATGTATGAATTAGCTACCAAGGAAGGCGTTGAAATCCATAGGGTTGGCTTAGAGCCATTTGAGGAGTATGTTCACTGGATTTGCGTGGGTAAAATTGGCAAAGATGGCGTATTACAGATGGGGCGTAGGGGAACACGGGCTGTTGGTGGTATCGTTCCAGCTATGAAGCATCGGCGTTTTGAAGATATGATGGATGGCATAAAAGCAGGGTATAAATATTCTGATGACTTAGAGATTTATGTCTCCAGTTATGTGGATAATATGTTTAAGGCAATTGGGGATAAGAGACTTGGCGATGGGTTGGCTGAAGTTATACCAAGAGTAGAGGGGATGTTGCCAATTAAGCCACTAGACCGCCTAATAGCCCTTTATCCTGAAAGGGAGATAGCGTGGACGGGTATTAGAAAAGAGATGGCTGATTTGGGTTATGCTTGGTCGGCTATTAAGCGAGCAGCTAGAGGCGAAATATTACCGCCAGCTACAATAAGGGCTTTAGAAAGGCGAACCCCAGAATATGCAGAGAAATTAGCGATAGCAGGCACAGATAGAAAAGCCTTGCGTTCACTTTCCAGGGAATTAAAATTAAAAACACAAGAACTTAAACCCGATTGGTGGAAGGCTCGTTTTGAACGAAGCAAGGCAATGGAGATTGTCAGGAAGCCGATACTTGGTAGAGAAGAGGGCTTTATCCGAACCACTACTGGTTATGCTCATCCTATGTTTCAAAATCAGATATATCCCAGAGTAATTGCTGACCAAGCCACTAAATTATTAAATGCGGAGGCTGCTGCATTCTTTAAGGTTACTGCTGGAATTAGTGCTGCCTTCCGAATGCAAATAGCCGTCTTGGACATTTCAGCTTGGTGTATTCAGGGATTAATGACTCAGTTTGCGCATCCGATTAAAGCTATGAAAGCTAATATCGCTATGATAGAAGCCCTTATTGTTCCCAGGGTCTTCCAGCAATATCTAGTTAAGATTGCACCATCAATGAATGAACGCCTTTATTATCTTGGGGCACAGAGGCCGTTTGAGTTCTTTGAATCAATGGGCTGGTTTGTTAAGATGGCAGGCAAAGTGCCTGGGGGCAAAGCGGTTATTGGGCAAACATTTGGGCGTGCTCAGGCATCGTTCTCAATGTGGGCTACAGTTTATAAGGATTTAATGTGGCAGGCTTGTAGCAAGAAGTGGATTCAGGCAGGGCAAGGTGCTGAGTTTGCTAGATACTTAGATAGAATGACGGGGATGATGTCGTTCAATCAGTTGGGTATGCCAGCCAATGTAAGTGCATTTCTAGCGGGCTGGGTATCATTTGCTCCTCAATACCGCCTCTCAGTGATTAGTTGGTTCGGGCATCTTTTCAAGGGTGGTATGATTGGTGGTGAGGCAAGGAAGGATTTAGCTAAGATAGTAGCGGGTGCACTGATTTCCTACACTGCTTTCTGTAAGGTAACTGATAACCCTGTTTACCTAGACCCCTACAAAGACGGCAAGAAATTTCTATCTATCAAAGTAGATGGGCATTGGATTGGGATTGGTGCTGCTGTGGTGAGTATGATAAGGGCTTCTGTTGACATTACTGCTAGTGCTTTATCTATTGGCATGGATAAGCCGATGGATTTCTTGACATTGGATAAATGGAAGAACCCTCTTATCCGAATGTGGTATGGTCAATCTGCTGTATTGCCGAAGTTGATTAGTGAAATAGCTACACGAAGGGATTACTTGGGCTATCCAATGGAATCAGTTGAAGATTGGGCAATGTGGGCTGGAGAACAAGTTACTCCCATCTGGCTTCAGGATATTTTCTTTGATGAAAGTGGTGTGCCAGTTTCTCCCCTATCAGTCTTGGGTAACTTTGCTGGCTTGCGAACCTCCCCACAAACTAGATGGGAGACTATGAATGATAAGATGCTGTCTCTTAAAGCGTGGGAAGTTGTTACCGATTTAAGTGATGAGCAACGGGAAAGGATAGACGCTGGGGAGACTGTTTTAAGTGTGCTAAATAGATTCCAGAAGGCGGAAATGTTTAATGCCTTCCCTGAGTTAATTCCATTTTACGAAGAAGCACTTGCTGATGCTATGAGGCGTGGCTCACAAATCCAACAGAACTATGAAATGGCAACTACTAATATTCAGGAAGAGGCGGTGGATGGCTTGACGAGAGCGATAGATGTAGGTGTTAAGTTGGATGGTGAGGATACACGATGGTTGCGGGATAGATATGGCGATGTTATGAATACTTATGGTGCTAAGAATGACATTCTCAGAGATGTTGAGGAATACCAAGATATGTTTGACGAATGGGATGAGGCTAGGGAGAAACGGAAACCCGAAGCAGAATTGGTTGACCTTGCTTACTGGGAATACATAGAAGATGTTGTCTCACCTGATTATGAACTGCCTAATGGCGACTTTGACTTTGAGGCATACGACAATGCGTTAGCCGATTTTAAGGATAAGTGGGGTGAGGAGATTTACGATAAGATTCTATACATTCTTGAAAACAATAAGGCGGAGTATCCCGACTGGTCAATTAAACTCTGGAAGGATAGACTGGAATTAAACAGGGGTGGATACTGGAAGCTACCCTATAAGTTAATTTCCAAGATGGATGAAGACGATAAGGTGGAGGGCAATATCCCCGAAGAATATCTTGCTTTATGGGAGCAGTTACAGATTGCAAAAGATAAAGACGCTTTTATAGAAGCCAATCCCATTCTCAGTAAAGATTGGCGAACCGAATTTAGGCTTGCCGACCCCGAAGCGGATGCTATGTTAGCTCTGTGGGGATATGGGGGCAAACTGCAGACTAGAGAGGCTTATGATTTAGTTCTTAAATGGGTGGAGGAACTTGGCATACCGTTAGAACAAATGGGTTTGGGATTACCCCCTCCTAATTTGATAGATAACTACTTTGAACTTAACAAGGTTATTGCCGATACAAGTGGTGGGAGTGTTCAAACTAAACTTTATAAATTAGAACACCTTGAATACCTAGCCTATGGGGTAGAGCAATGGGGCTGGGGTGATTTAGCTGATGAGAATGTAGATATTCTTAAACTAAGGGATGAATACAGTGAGCAGTTTGACCAATGGGATAGTTATGCTGATAGGGAGTCCCCCAATTATTTAGCAGATGAAACCCTACGGGCAGAAGAAAGGCAGAAGTTATTAGATGATAAGGGTTTTAGGGTTGCTCGCTTGAAAGTAAGGGCATTTAGTGAGGGGTACTCCGTGATTAATTGGGATGAATATGTAGCTTTCCACGAATTGCCAGCTTGGGGTAGTTGGAGGGATAGGTTCTTACTTAACCCAATCAATGCACAGTTTGCAACGGAGTATTATAGTGAATTGATTGGTGAATATCACAAGCGACCTGACTTAACCGAAGTGAAACCACTTGAAAGAGACCTGCTATACCAGAAGTTTTATGATGATTTCAGGCGATATGATTTGTATGATGAGGCTGGTAAAGAGAAGATGCGGGAGGATGATAGGTTCTATGAGGCTTGGAGACGAGTGCAGGCTTATGATTATGGGTTATCTAAGGAGTTAAATGACGCTTACCTTGGGTTCTATAGAGTCAAGGATGAACGCATAAAGAAGAAGGATGTTATTCATGGACATTGGTTTGAAGATGATTGGTTCTTGATAGACAATATGGACTTCTATAATGCGATGTTCAGTAAGGATATATGGAAAGACGAAGATAGGTATGATTTACGATTAGCGAAACAAGCCCGAAAAGTGTGGGAGCTTTATAGAGATTACTGGGATGCAAGGCAAGGTGAAAGTAGATTAAATCTTAGGGCAAGGTATCCTAAGCTAGACAGGTTCTTATTTGCTTTGGGTGAAGTTTCTAAACTGGTTAATGATAGAGGAGACGCAGAGGGAGAAGTTGAATTTGAGGCAGAGGGGCTTGATGAATTGGCTTTATCACTTGAAGAGATGCGGGAGAGGTTGGGGGAATTAAAATAGTGACAAAGAAGAATGGATGTGATATAATGATAAGTGATAGGGAAAAGAAACTCCTAGAGCTTATACATAAAATTGGTTATGGGCAGGTTGTGATATACTTAGAGGCAGGTCAACCTGTGCGGATTGAGAAGATTAAGGAAAGCATAAAACTTTAGCACTTTAACAATAGAATACTCTTGTGGCTCATTGGGGTGGCGGAATAGGAACGCACCGCTCCAGTAGTTTCTAGAGACTACTGGCTTAAAAGCGGGTCAGGTGATTATAAAACGGGAAATGAGGGGTATTTCCCTACAGCCTATCTAGAGTGACCGTAACCCTTAGCTAAGGTGAGGCAAATCCCTAGTCCCAATTGAGTCACTTTGACTGTAACAGAACAACTGAGGCAGTTTGAACCGAAAGGTTTGACTGCCTTTTTGTATTTAATAAACTAAGGAGGACTTTAACAAAATGGACGGAACTGAGGAACGCAAGGACACTTCCCAAACGGGGGACACTTCTGGTGAGACGAAGGAAACTTCACAAGAACCCCAAACTCTCACAGGGACTCAGGCAAAAAAGATGGTGGATGATGCTTTGTCTGCTGCGGGGAGGGATGCCAAGACTTTGGGTCAGAAGACTTCAGAGGCGACTCGCATTCTGGAGCAGGCTCAAAAGGCAACGGCAACCCTTGAGGTAGGTCGGGCGAAATGGGTAGAAGAAAGGAATAAGCAGGAACGAGAAGCTGCTGGTGATGACATTGAAGCCCAGAAGACCGTAGACGTAAAGCAGAGGCAAAGGGCTAAAGACGCTGAACTTTTTGCAAGGGAGGCAACGGTGAAGGTAAGTGAGGACAAGCACGCTGAAGCACTTAAAGAGTTAGTGACATCCAAGAAGGAGCAAAACGCCCTTGAGATAGCTAACCGCTTCGGAGTTGATGCTAAATCACTTGTGAAATTCACTGATGGTTCACCTGAAGCAATGGAGGAATTAGCGAAGGCTTTACCTAAGAAAGAAGAAACTAAAACTTTAACGCCTGATTCTGGTAAGACAATTGGAGGTGGAACATTGCCCGATTCTGCTAAAGGTAAAATGAGGCAGGGTTGGGACGAACTACACAAATAGGAGGAAAATAATATGGCTATAGTTGGCTATTTTGCAAGTTTAACTGAGGCACAAAAGTATGTCCAGTCTAAATTGCTTGCTGGTGTTGTTCAGGAAATCATAGAAGAGGGGCAACTTCTACCCATGCTCCCTGTTTTTCAAATCAACTCTAAATCCATATTGTATAACAGGGAAACCACTCCGCCCACTGCTGCTTTCTACGACATCCACGAGCAGATAGGTTGGACGGCTCAAGCAACTGGAGACCAGAAAGAAGTCGCACTAAAGATAGTGGCTGAGGCGAGCATTCTTGATAGGTTTATGATGGAGACCTACAAAGACCCCAACGACTATCGCACTCTTATCCTGAGTCAGCTTCGCAAAGGTTGTATGAGAACCATAGAAGACAAAATCATCTATGGGGATGTAGACAACGATGCTGCTGAGTTTGACGGAATCGGTCATCTGTTTGAGACTGACGCTGCTGGTGGCGAGACCTTCGCTACTGCTAACCCGCAGCAATTCGATTGGGATGGAGGCGCAATGAGTGTGGGATACTTGCGAAGGCTTATTGATGTTGTCAAACCGAAACCAGACATTCTTCTGATGACTAGAACATTTAGGAATGTGCTTAGTGCCGCTGCCTATGAAAAAGGGTTAGCAACTACTATGCCTGGCTCTGTCATCACTATGCAGAAGAACGAGTTTGGCACTAGGATAGACTACTTTGATGGCATCCGCATTGTGATTTCAGATTACCTAAGTGGGGATGAGGAAGATAGCACAGGCGACAAGTCTTCATCTACTGGGCTTTGTAGCATCTTCGCTATCAGGTTCGGTCAAATAATGGATGGCGGACTCTGCCTGATGGTAGGTGGGCAAACAGGCGGGCCTGAGTTCTTCAATATGGTAGAGATACCTGATATGGAGGACTACGATGCTTCTGGTATCCGACTAACCGCTTATTGTGCTCTTGCTTTAGGGAGTTCAAAGGCGATGGGTCGTATCTCTACTGTTAACGAGGATGGTGCAGTAACGGCTTAAACTCAGCCTTAATTGAGCGATAAAATTCACAGGCTTCAAGCGGGTGAGCCTGAAATAAATCACCCAAAATAATTTAAGGAGGTCTTAAATGACCACAATAATCAATCACGATTTAAGAGTTGTAGATGGTAGAACCCTCTATATGCCACCCTACGCTGGTGGGCAAGATGGTTGGGGTAATCTGGCACTACCAGATGTCGGTGTTTCAGATGCTGTGCAGAAGTATCCCATTGGCACAAAGTATGTTGAGGGTGATAGGACATTTCGCTATGCTCATGCCAATCCATCTGGTGGGACAATTACTCCAGGTAGGTTGGTATGTAATATGAACACTGTGCAGGAAAGAGCTGGTGCCTCTTGGGATGTCAATGGGGTTGTTGGAGACACAGTAGTATACATAAACGCTATGGTAAATAACATTGATTTAAACGAGTTTGCTGGTGGATACCTCTTGTATGCTGGTGCGGATGGTCTTAGTAACATGATACCAATCGTCTCAAATACTGCTGCGACTACTGGTGATGGCCCCTCCACTATAGTGCTGGGGATGCCACTCACAGGTGCAGCGACCGCTGGGGTAACAGGGTCAACCCTAACAGGTAGCATATTCGGAAATGTACTGCAGATGTCAGTGGGTGCGGGAACGGGTTATCAGTCAGCTGTAGGTCTTCCGCTTATGGAAATAACGCAGGACTACTACGCCTGGATACAAACATGGGGCCCATGTATTATTGTTGGTGTCGCCGCCACAGGGGATACAGATGATGAAAGGACAGTGATTGTCAATCAGGATGGCTGCATCAAGATAGCATCTATGGGCACTGTAGACTCCCAGAGGGCTGGGTTCATAGCGACTACCACTTGGTATAACACGGGTGCGGTTTCCAGTAACTTTATTATCTTGCAACTATTTCCGTAAACCTTACAGTAACTTCAAAGGCTTGGGGGGTGTGCCTTAAACATCCCCACTTAATCAGGGAGGGGCAAGAAGTAATGCCAATCTATGACTACTGGTGTTCTCAGTGTCACCAAAAGTTTGAGGAATCTAAGTCTATGGAGAAGAGGCATACTGCTATATGCCCTAGATGTAATACAAAGGGCAAGTTAATGCCATCTGCGTTTAGCTTTAAGTTTTTCAATCCATTCACAGTAGATGGAGAGGGCTTTACCTCTAAGAATATGCGACCAGAAGAAGTTGCAGAACTAAATCAGGAGTGTAGGGAGAGATGACTAAAGTATGTCCTAAATGTGGGGAAGAGAAACCTGCTAGGGGATTCTTGTGGCACGAAAAGTATTGCAAGGGGACACTCAAAGTAAAGTATCCTAAGCAGAAAGCCATACTACCACCTGATGAATATGCTAGATTTCTAAGGAAGGCGGAGGCAACAATATAATGCCATACACAAGAGACCAACTAAAATTATTCGGAATTGCTCTGGCTATGAAAAGGGGCGAAACGCCTTATGATTACAGCGAACAGGCTGCAAGGATAGCCAGAACAACCTCAGAAGCTGAACTTGAGAGAATGATTGGGGAAGGGGTCAAAAAAGCTACAAGGGTTAGATGAGTTGATGTTGCTTATTAAGAAGGGCTTCAAGTTCCTGAATACGCTTATGAAGTTCGGGTATTATCAATCTATGTTGCCTTTTAGATTTGGCAAACAGATTGGAAGGGCGGTTGTCATTTCTTATTCCGTTGTAGTGATGAACTTCCCATCCTTTAGGGATAAGCTTATTGTGGTAGGTTTCCCAAACAAGGATATGTTCAAGAACATACCCAGCACTGTTAGCTTTAGGATAGTCAGGTTTATGAATAAAGATATATCCTCTCGCTTCATATCTTCCACCTTTCCACGAAGGATGTTTCTCTCCATACATTTCTCTGCCCTGACAAGCTTGGCAAAGTTTAGACTTCGTACACATTGGTTGTCCACATTGGGGGCAAGCAGTCTTTGGGTTATGTTTATCAGGATGTATGGAAAAATAAAGCATAGTTGCTTGTCTCTTGTGTTCCTTAAGACAGCTGGGGCAAAAATGCTTATACCTGCTTGCACTGGTAAAAGTTTGTCTGCAATCCCTGCACTTAAAACTAAACATCATATCTTTAGTATATCACAACTATCACCTAGAGTCAAGATGTCAATAAACAAATAAAAGAAGAGTAACATAAAATAAAATTACCGAAAAAAGGAGGTAAACGAAAATGCTACAAATACCAATACAAATCCACAGATATATAGGTCTAATCGCCAGTGCTCCCACAGGAGTCCCCATAGGTTCTACGCTCTACGACTATGCTACTGGTATTATGCATATCACCTATGATGGCACTAACTGGGCAGAAAAAGATACCATAGTCAGGCTAGAAGCTGGCGCTGACATAGACATTGGCAAAGTAGAAATTATGGACTCTGCTGGGTTAGAAGTACTTGGTAAGCTCACAGAAAGTCCAACAACTTATTCAATCGCAGATAGACTTAAATCCCTACTTACAAACATTGTCTTAAAAGCAGGCACAGCCCTTATAGGTAAAGTTGGTATAGACCAAGTGACATCTAACGCCAATGAGGTTGTAGTCAAAAGCATCACAGCAGGGGATAACAATATAGGTAATGTAGATATTGCGTCTATTACGGCGGGAGATACTGTTATCGGCAAGGTTGAACTGGTATCAGCCGATGACTCCACAATCACCGATGATACCGCAAATGCAGTTAAAGCCTATCTTGTTGCTGCTGCTGGTGGGGATGCCATTGGTGAGGTTCAAGATACTCCAACAGCCTACACCTTGTTACGCAGACTAAAGGATATAGCAACCGCAGCTGGCTTGCTTTACACAGGCCCGCCAGATAATGTATCTACTACTGAGCTTGGTTCGGCTGACAACTTCTTGGCTGCTGCAGGTAAGTTATACTGGCTCACATTTACCAATGAAGCTGGCTCAGCTAGTTTTTGCACTCTCAATGATGCTACTTCAGGCACTGGGAGCAGGAAGTCTACTCTATACCAACCAAGTGAGAGTAGCTTCACTCATGTGTTTAATCCGCCTATGGCATTTGCTACAGGTATCCGTATGGGAGCAGCTAGTGCTCAGGTAAAGGTTACAGCAGGTTGGATAGCTGACGCTTAGGGGTGGTAATAGAGGGCTAAAGGAGTTAAATATGGCAGCACATTTAATGGAGATAAAGTTAAATTGGGAAAATGGTGTAAATTTCACGATGAAAACCAAGTTAGATGCTGAGGATGAAGTAACTATCGTAGAGATAGCTGAGAATACTCGTATAGCAAGTATCTGGGGACATGTTGTTGACCCTTGCACCACTTATTTCAGAGACCAGATGAACAAAATCGGCAACGATATGAAGCAATAGGAGGGAATATGGCAGACGAATTATCACTTGTAGTAAGTGCGGCATTCAATAAGGGGGGGATAAGCACCCAAAGGTCTGATAGCATATCAGTGGATGTTGCTGGTGATGCCTTTACTCACCAAGTGCAATCCATTCCAGCGTCCGACACAGCGTTACTTGAGGGTGTCGCTATCGGCAACCCAGGTTATATATTTATCAAAAACCTAGATTCCACAACCTCTGTGACGGTAGGGCTAACAGAAAGTTATGCTATTAAATTGCTAGCGGGTGAAGTGGCTCTTTTCAGGGCTGCTGGAGCTATTTATGCACTATCAGATAGCGGTTCTGTTAATGTAGAGTATTGGATGATAGAGGAATGATATGGCGAGAAGTTATGCTGAGATTCAAGATGTCGTAGAGCAGATACTTCAGGATACTGGGGCTACCACATATGTAACAACCGAGACTGGCTATGGGATTGAGGAAGGGCTGAAGGAGCTTGGTCGTCACGACCCTCATATAGTCTTAGTAACATTCAAGATAGAGGCAAGGACAGGCACGGCTACTAGTGGCACAACTACCAATACCCTTGAGGATTCCACAAGCGACCACTTCTTAGCAACTGATGATGCTAACGAGAAGGTTGTCTACAATACTACCGATAAGACTTGGGCTGTGATAACCAGTATAGCCGCAGATGGTGATACCGTAACTATTAGCAATGATATTATGGTTAGTGGTGAGGGCTACAAGATATATAACAAGCACTGCTACAATAACAGGCAAATCTATATCGGTGATGTTGGCGATTATCTGTGGATAGACAGGGTTGAGTATAAGTGCAACAAGTCCCCTAGAAGCTGGCGAAACTGGGAACTCTATGGTGATGTCTTGGAGATAGATATTGACTTTACCCCCACTGATGAAGATGAGGTAAATGTCTATTTTGCCAGACCGCATATCCTATGCCAACT